TGGCGATTATTAGCCGCAACGATTAACCGCCGCGCCCGGGGGCGGCAATGTCCGGGCATCCTCCTATCCGGCCTTGTGTCGGAATTCGGCCCGATTAGGCGGGCCTTTTTTTGTCCTGGTGACGTTCGAACAGATCACACTATAGCCTGTATTTCTAGGCGTGGCCGCTTGTAAGGGCCGCCATGGCCCGCTTATAGTACCCTAGGCCTACCATTAAGGGCCGGACTAAAAGCGTGTGACGGCCATTCTATGGCCTTGTGGGTGATTCTTAATAACCTAGTGTCCTACTGGGTATTTGTGGATAACTTTTTTGGATCTCAACTTGTGGATAACTTTGTTGCAGAAAAACAACACTACTTTTTGTACTGTTGTAAAAAAACAACACCAGATCCGGTCGAGTATATTAGAATATTCTAATATTCGAATGTTAAAATAGTCTAATATTATTAAATTCCGGTGCTTTTTTGCCGATTTTCGCAGGGCTTTTCCACCAAAACCCATATAAAAAGGCCGTGTCACGACAAAAAAACCAGCGTCACGACAAAAAAAGCTGTGTCACGACCCAAAATCCATTGGGTATTTTGGTTTCCGATTGTAATCCTTTACACTCTTGTGACCATAAGAGCCCCACTTGCGAGCGTTCTTCGCAACGAGATTCCTGATTCTCTTTCTCTCTCTTTTAGACTTGGTTTCCTGGTGATCTTCCATAAGTGTCTTTTTGACCCCCTCTGTGAAGGGGATCACTAATAGAGTATAGTCGTCTACACGACTACGTTGGTACTCGAACTCAGTATTCCGGCGCAGATTACATCAGGGGCTCTGCGGAACCCTTCCCTTCACATTAACCCGGATTTGTCCTCGGGGTCATACAGTCGAGTCGAGTAGCACCTTTTCACCTGATCCATCCAGCACCAAGGATGATATTTTATCTGTCAGGAAACAGCATCCCTTACACCTATATACCAATAGGGCGTAAGTCATTGATATTAAAGGTCGGAATCAGCACTTTTATTTTCGACCTAAATTTCGTATAATATCGATACAGCAAGTATGCCTGAGCCTACTTGTGATGTCAAATAATAAAGGAGGTAATATGTCCAATAAGAACCCGGCTAATGATATTCTAGGGAAGATCATAAGCCTTAAAACAAAAGCGATGTACGAGAAGATCAAGACAGGATCAAACCCTAAAGATACCTTATTGAACCGTTGTTTGAAACTCATAGAATACATCCAGGGATTGACCGACGGGACAGCCTATCAGAAGAGGAAGGCTTTGGACAGGGCGTGGGTAGTTTACCTGGCGTTAGCGAACATGGGTGGTCCTGAACGGCCTGACTATGACGCTACTCGGGAAGAGTCCTTGTCAACTATAGACAAGGAGAGTATAGTGATCTCTGCGGCTTCACCTGACTTACGACGAGGCGGTTTAGGTTACTCACAGGTAGGATGGGGAAAAGACTTTATACCATCCGATAAGCATGGTAGGGGCGTATGGGGAGATCAGTTTTGGCAACCTAAGCGGGCTGCTAAGAGTAAGCACCGATCTCTAGGCAAGGAATACTGGGCATACAGGAAAGAAGACAATGACACATGACTATAAGGTAGCCGAACAGAAGATGGGTTTAATTATTCAGGAATGTGAGGACATCATAGACGAGATAGCCGCATGGAGGTCGGCTGGAAAAACACATACTCAGCTTGAAGATACTATGAACTTCATAAAGCACAGTCTCCACTACGTGGGTGAATACTTTGAAGACCTCGAACACGCCGTCCACAACCTGAGGACTGAAGACTGATGCAAGACCTTACTGAAGAAATCCTAGCGCCTTATCTCAAAGTTGAAGATGAACGATCCATCAAAGCAGCCAACGAGTTTACCAAGGAGGTGCTCGATCATTACTTAGTTGGTGACCACATCACGGGTGTTACGCTCCCGTGGGGTAATCTACAGAGCAAGTTCCGTCTAAGGAACGGAGAATGCACCATCGTCGGGGGCATCACATCAATTCGTCAGGAAAATCCCTCGTCTGTGGCCAGATACTCTTAAATGCGATGGAGCAAGGTGTTAAATGCCTCTCTGTCTCCTTAGAGATGAGCCCTAAATCCCAGTTGGCAAGAATGTGGAGACAAGCCTCTTTATTAGTTGAACCAACCATAGACTTTGGGCTCGGGTTCAATTCGTGGGCTCGGGATAAATTATACTTCTTCGACAAACAAGGGAGTGTAGATGTCAATACGTTGATGGCTGTCATCAGATACAGCTTGGACCAGTACGGAACAGAGCTCGTCCTAGTGGACTCCCTGATGACCATCTCTGGAATTGCTAACGACGATTACACCGCGCAGAAGGATGTGGTCTGTCGCCTAGCTGACATCTGTAGAGAACTGGACTGCCATGTTATCCTGGTCTGTCATGCCAGGAAGAGCATGAGCATCAGAGACAAGATAGACCGATTTTCGATCAGGGGCGCAGGAGAACTGACAGACCGGGTGGATAATGTACTTCTCTTGGGTCGGTACTACAATGACGCGCCTGATGAAGCTGATGCCTATCTCGCTGTCTCTAAGGCAAGACACTGGGACATGGCGGAATGTGAGTTTGACCTGTGGTTACATCTCGAATCATTGAACTTGTTGACAGCGGGCCAGGAACCCCGTAAAATCAACATGGATGATGAGAAATTGGATAATCGAAAGTTCTCTTAGGAGGAAGTAGCATGAGAAAGAAAGGAGAGATAGTTCGTCTACGCCATAAAAGGACAGGCGAGGAACGTAGTCTCAAGATCATGCTGGCTGATAGCATACAGGGTTATATGCCAAAAGAGATTACGGTTTGGACAAGCGAAGAAAGCCACCACAACTGGCATCGGCCAGAGGACTGGCACTACTGGACTGGGCTGGAATGGAAGCAAATGAAATGACAACCCTTACATGGGATGATGTTGATGAAGAGCCGCCGCCTGTGTCCAAAGAATATATACTAAAAGAATTAGAATATATTAAAATAGATGTGGCTAACGGCCTTGTATCCCCAGAAAGGGGCCATAGAATGGATGGAATGTGGAAAGAAGTTATTATAAAATACTATGGATAAGACCTGGAAAGCATTTGAAAGGCGTGTTGCTCAACGCACAGGAGGCGAAAGGATTCCCGTCTCTGACAGGAGAACTCCTTTAGATGTAAAGCATCCCTACCTTGGTATAGAGTGTAAATACCGGAAAAAGATTTCTAAGTTCATCAAGGACGCAATGGCCCAAGCCATTAGAGGATCAGGAGAGGACTTGATCCCCACCGTTATATTAGGTGAGTACAATAGCTCTGAGATGTTAGCATTAGTCCGCCTGCCGGACCTGTTAAACTTGCTGGCAGCGGCATTAGGGGATTCCAACCCCCCGATCTTGGTTGGCGAAGGGGAGGATGATTTTGATGTTCCCCTTAACTATGGGGGAACAGACCCAGAATGACATCTCTATATCAAGATTACATAGCAATATCTCGTTACGCACGTTATCTTCCTGAAAAACACAGAAGGGAAGAGTGGCCCGAGACAGTAGATAGATACATCACCTTCTTCTCTGAACATACAGGAGAAGACCTGTCGTTTCTACGCGAAGCTATCGTAAACAAGGATGTCCTGCCTTCCATGAGGGCCGTGATGACCAGTGGCCCTGCGTTAGCGCGGGATCATTGCGCTGGCTACAACTGTGCCTATACTGCTGTAGACCACATCAGGGTATTTGATGAAGCCCTGTACATCATGCTATGCGGTACTGGGTTAGGGTTCTCTGTAGAACGACAGCATATAGCTAAACTCCCCGAGGTAGCGGAGTCCTTTCACGACACCGAGACGACTATAGTAGTGAGTGACTCTAAGCTGGGCTGGGCCAAAGCTCTCAAGGAGCTTGTCTCCCTGCTGTACCAAGGGGAGATACCTAAAATAGACACCTCAAGTGTGAGAAAGGCAGGGGAAATTTTGAAAACTTTCGGGGGAAGGGCTTCTGGTCCTGAACCTCTGGAAAGGATGTGTCGTCATTTCATCCGCATCTTTAAGGGAGCAGCGGGACGTAAACTTACCTCTTTAGAGGTACATGATCTCATCTGCCATGAAGGAGAAGCTGTGCTGGTAGGTGGGGTACGAAGGACGGCTTTGATTAGTCTTTCCAATCACTCAGATGAAAGGATGAGAAATGCCAAAAGCGGGCAGTGGTGGACAGAGAATCCGCAAAGAGCACTTGCTAATAACTCGATATGCTTTACCGAGCAGCCCGAAGTGGGTGCTTTCATGCGTGAATGGTTATCTATATACGAAAGTAGGTCAGGTGAACGTGGGGTCTTCAATCGTCAGGCTTGTGCAAATATGCTCCCCGAGCGGAGAGAAGGTGATTACGACTTCGGTACAAACCCTTGCGCTGAAATCGTTCTTAGATCAGGACAATTCTGCAACCTTACAGAAATTGTGGCTAGGCCGAATGATACGTTAGATACTCTCAGGAAGAAGGTGGAGTATGCGACTATCCTGGGTACGATCCAGTCCACTCTGACTGACTTCAGGTATCTCAGGACGCTCTGGAAGAGGAATTGTGATGAGGAAAGGTTGTTAGGTGTCTCCCTTACAGGGATATACGACTGTCCCGCTCTATATAAGGCCTCTCCAGAGGATTTGAAGTCTTTGCGGGACTACGCTATCACAATCAACTTCATGTGGGCGAAACAACTCGGGATTCCACAGTCAGCAGCAGTTACCTGTGTTAAGCCGTCAGGGACGGTGAGTCAGTTAGCTAACTGTAGTTCAGGGATACATCCCGCTTACAACGCCTACTATAAAAGGGCCGTCAGGAATGACAAGAAAGACCCACTGGCCCAGGTAATGATTGATGCGGGTATCTCCTATGAAGAAGACAAGAGCAACCCTGAAGCCTGGGTGTTTTACTTCCCCATGAAGTCAACCGGGTTGACACGAAAAGAGGTAGGCTCTATTGCCCAGTTAAAGATGTGGAGCAAGTTTGCATTAAACTGGTGTGAACATAAGCCCAGCATGACCTGTTATGTGGGTGAGGAGAATTGGCCCGAGGTAGGTGCTTGGGTATGGAAGAATTTCGATGTCCTTAATGGTATCTCCTTCCTTCCGTCTGCTGACGATGACCACATATATGAGCAGGCCCCTTATCAGGATATAACTAAATTAGAATATACTAATATGCTAAAGGAGATGCCTAAGAAGATAGACTTCAAATTCCATGAAGAGATGGATAATACTGTAGCCAGTCAGGAACTGGCTTGTGCTTCGGGAGCATGTGAAATATGAAAACTAAACCAGTAAACTGGTGGGAAGAATCTTACGAATTGGAGCATCTTAAAATCAAGGATGTTGTGTACACCATTAGATACATTGTTAGTCTACAACAATCATATAAGTATAGAAAGCCTACTAAATTTGCAGGTGGCAAATGGAGTCCAAGAGCAAAAGAGCTATATGAGGCTTTGGATTCAGGGGATAAAAAGATTGCTGATAAAGAGTTGGTCCATTTATATGAAGGTATGCCTATAGATCAATGGGGAAATAGTATTGAAGTAAAGGAAGAATTAGAGTGCCCTAGATGTGGATATAAGATGGTAGAGAAAGATGGTAAGTATGGTCTGTTCTATAGTTGCTCTCAATTTCCAGGGTGTTGGGGTAAATTACCACATCCAGATAACCCAGAGCCTGACTTCAAGGAGAAGCCACAGCCAATACATAAGGAAGATATGGTACTAACTGAGTACGTTGCTTACACATTAAAGCGTAACTATAAACGTGTTAAGAGCGGTACTCCATCAGAACATGAGCTATGGTTTGGGGAAGACGGGCCTTACAAGTTGAGAACTAGGGGATCGAACCACCACCTGTATCTTGGTGACAAGTGTAATTTTGATTACAAAGTAGATTGGAGAGGAGACAATATGATAAATAGAAAGACTTTACAAGCGTGGGATAAGAAGGGAAAAGAAATACCTAAAGGTGAGCGAAGGGGGACTTGGGGAAGACAACGACCATGAGTTTTCCTAAAGACAAGCGCTGGAAGGACAAGAACTATCTCAAGTTTGTCAGCGAGATGCCTTGTTCTAACTGTGGTATGCACGACGAGACTATAGTGGCGCATCATCTCAAGCATCGCTATTCCCCTTGGGGAGGCGGTGGCATGGGTCTTAAAGCATCTGACATCCTCACGATGCCTTTATGCCATGACTGCCATGCTCGGGCTCATAATGGGGATGGAGAGGTATTGGACTTCCAGGCTGAATTCATCTTCTCAACACTTGACAGGTCCACCAAGCATGGTGTACTATCTGTTACATACAAGCCTTATGAGGCATACATCTTCTAACTATGATAGATGAAACATCAGCAGAAAAAGCTCGGGACTGGATGCGAGACAACGCGAATGCTCATGGGCAAGCATTATCGGATAAACTACACCTGGAAGACTTCAAGAAAGTTAAGTTCTCCCTCTTGTTCAATCAGTCTCCTGAAGAGACAATCGCCGCGAAGGAAGCGTGGGCCTACGCCCATTCGGAATATAGGGAGCTCCTTGAAGGGCTCAAGGCGGCGAGAGAGAAGGAAATTGCTCTCAGGCACAAATATACAGCAGCGGAGGCAACGATAGCGGTATGGCAAACGATGTCAGCGAACAACAGAAAAGTGGGGTTTTAATGAATGCCGAGGAACTGTCTGAATGGCATGAAGGCTATGACCGAGAAGACAAGGACAATGCCCAAGGATGGGCGAACGAAGATCAACTCAATCAACGCAGACGCGAGGAAACTAAGATGGACGTATACACGCCAAAAAACAACACAGGTGCTCTCCATAAGAACAAGTTTAAGAAGCCCGGAGGGGGACAACCAGACTTCTCGGGAGATGTCTTAGTGGATGGAAAGGCTTGGTCTGTTGGGGCTTGGAAGAACAAGGACAAGAACGGGGCTACTTACTTAGGTCTAAAGTTTAGCGAGCCTAAAGACCAGGGTGCTAGTCAAGACGCTACCTCTAATGACGACTTTGACTTCTAATGGAGCATAAAATAGAATACCATGATGGTGGTGTGGTTTTACTAAATTTCGATCCGAAAAAACACTACTATAATGTGGAAGGCAAATACGCTCCTTCCGTGACTACCATACTTGACTCTATAGCAAAGCCCGCACTTATACCGTGGGCAGCTAACGAGGGAGCCAAGTGGTTCATGGAAAATTGCGATGCCTTTTCCCAGGCTGAAGTATCCCCCGAGGATATGGTTAAAGGAATTCGCGGGGCTTATCGTAAGCGTTCCAAGGCTGCGATGAACATAGGGATGGCAGTACATAAATGGTGCGAGGAAGCGATCCTGTTCAAACTCGGTAAGGGGCTGCGCCCTTTGGATGTAGTGGGAGAAGAAGCAACCAATGCTGTGGACGCATGTAAGAAGTGGGTAAAGGAGAACAACGTAGAGTGGCATACGGCAGAAGAGAAGGTCTACCACCGAGGACATAAGTACGCAGGGACTGTGGACGCCACTGCTACTGTTAATGATGAGTATTGTGTGATAGACTTCAAGACATCCAAGGCTATCTATGCCCCTTACCACCTTCAGTGTGCTGCCTACGCCAGGGCTATCGAAGACATGACTGGTAAGGAAATAGACAAGGCCTACGTCCTACGCTTCGATAAAGAGAGTGGGGATTTTGAAGCAGCGTCTTCGACAGAGCTTCAGGAAAACTTCATAGCGTTTCTAGGGGTTATGGAAGGGTACAGCAGGATTAAAGAACTGGAGAATCGTAGTGGAAAGTGAAGAACTGGAGAATTTGATAGGGATGATGTCTTTTCACACCAGCGCGGCAGTTACATTAGCCAAGGGGTTAGCTGAAAACTGTACTGAAGATGAACGCGACATGATTAGTTCTGTTCTACAAAATACCGCCAGCGATAGCACCCATGTAATAGAACACGCTTTCTGGGAGACACTGAGAGACTTCTTTTTACCCGAGCCCGAAGACACCCGTTCAGTCGAAGGCGATAACATAGTAGACATTATGCGAAAGGACCACTAACTTGAACCTACTGATAATAGGCGACCCTCACGCCCACCCTGACTACGATAACAAGAGGTTTACTATCCTGGGCAAGTACATAGCCAAGGAGAAACCAGACGTTATTGTATGTATTGGGGACATGGCAGACATGCCAAGCCTGTCGTCCTATGATAGAGGGACAAGGGGGTTCGAGGGTAGGAGATACAAGAATGATGTGGATGCGGCTATAGACGCACAGAAGAAGCTGTTCGCGCCTATACATAAGGTAAGGGGCTATAGGCCTAAACTGCACATGTGTCTGGGAAACCACGAGGACCGGATAGTCCGTGTTGTGAACACTACGCCTGAGTTGGCTGGGGCTATCGGATTATTTGATCTGGAGTATGAGGAATTTGGGTGGGAGGTAACCCCTTTCAAGAGGAGTGTGGTTATAGAGGGGATTTCCTTCAGCCACTACTTCACTTCCGGTGTGGCGGGGAGACCTATCAGTTCTGTACACATAGGGCACGCCTTGGTAACAAAACTCCACTGCTCTGCTGTACAAGGACACTCACATCTGTTCAATCACTCTGAGCAGACTCGTCCAGACGGTCAGAAGATATTTGGCCTATCTGTAGGGTGCTACTCTCACCCTAACTACACTGAATCCTGGTGCCAGGACACTGAGTACCAATGGTGGAGAGGGGTCATTATGTTGGAAGGGCTAGACGGGGAGGGTTATTACAACGCGATAAGGGCCATCACTCAGAGAAGTCTTCGATAACTCTTATTCTAAGCACACTCTTTGTGGGTATG